ACAAAAATATTTGGTACAATCATAGTATTACCTAAGTTTACAAAAAGAGCTCTTATTTGCTCCAGTGAACCTAGACCAATACTATAGGATAACAATGCATTCATCTGTGTGATCTTCATCTTAGTGATCTTCGATAGAGATAGATTGAATAATCTTCCCTTCCGATTAATAATTAATCCTTTGTAGAAAGAATTAATTATAGAATCAAGAGTCCCAGTATAAACTGAAATGTTACCATTTACTTTAAAATAAGTAAATAGTACAGAGAAGACCACAAAAGGATTGAAGATATTTTCTACAATTCCTTTGAATGGTAATCCAGTAATCTCCACACCATTTTTGAATCATCTTTTAGCAAACTCATAAGTATCTTCTGATACGTGAGTTTTGTGTAGAGATAGTTCAACTCCTAATTTACCCATAATATATTTATAATTTTTAGCAACTTTATCGTTTTTAATAACGATATCATCACCAAGAATTATATATTGTGTAAATAAATTGTGAGGGCTTGTATTATAACTACCTGTTAATCAGGCAGCGTAAAATACAACCAAATGATGAGTAATTGTAAATGCAACCCAAGAAGAATATGCACCCATAGGTTGACCAGAAGAATACATAACTTCTCGTTTCTTATAGGAAAATATTCTAGATGTTAATAGACCAAATCAAGATCAAGCTAACTTATGGCTGAATATTTCAGCAAGTAAGCGAGTTTGTAACTTGATAGGAAATCTATCAGTAGCATTACTAAGATCTAATGATGAAAAGCTTTGGCCATTATTCAGATATCAATCATTGATTGGATCCTGAGTAAAAGACCTATCTTGAGGTAATCTTTTTAATAAAATTAAAAGGGCCTCATGTATAGGTTTTAACATTAATTGAGAGAAATAATCAAGCATAGCTATGATTCTAACTTTTGTTTCTGGATCGAAAACAATACCAATTTTACCGATAGGATATTTTTCCAAATCAGTATCATGGTTTGTTCAATTTTCTCACATACTATTAAAATTAGCTTGTAAGAAAATTATTCCAGTAGTATTAGTTAGTCCTCCCAATAATGCCATTGTAAACATTGAATAACCTCTCATTGCTTCTTGAGCAAATAGTAATGATTTACCTAGTGGACCAGCTTTCATATTCAGATAAATATCTGTAATATGGAAACTAATACTTCCTTGGTATTTCAAAATATACAACTTAACAAAAAGTTTAATAACTCCAGTTGGAATTGTATATGTACTTTTGTTTGGTGAAGTAATGGGTAGGAAATCAGGTATAAGTTTGTCTTTATCTTTACTACTTGTTAAAATATGACATCTATTAATTATTAATAATGTCATTAAGAATTTAATTTCTGTAATTTTACCAGTAGCTAAAGGTAATAAGAATCTTAACCTATTAGGTCAACCATCTTTTCCAATACTAATTCCAATGGAATTAATAAATAATGGACTTCCACATAGATATCTTGTTATGTGGAGTCTCATTTGTTTCATGATCTTAATTGTATGGTATAATCCATTATGTTTAATTTCATGATTCAAAAGAGAGAAGAATGGTTTAAGATAAGAATCTATTTTAATATTTGGATAAAT